ACATTATACGAGCAAAAGTATAAAGATAGTGTACAAACGTTTGCTTCTCAACAAGTTGGAAGAAGACGTAGAGACGATTATACGGACGGAACGGTTAGGATCAAAATAGATTCACCAAGTCCATAATAGGAGATAAAAATGAGTATAACATCAGCAGTTTGTTCAAGTTTTAAAAGTGAACTTTTAAGTGGTAAACACGATTTCGATTCTTCAGGTGGAGACACTTTTAAAATTGCTATGTTTACAAGTTCGGCATCTTTAGATGCAACTACAACAGACTACAGCACATCAAACGAAATTACTAATTCTTCTGGAACTGCTTACACAGCAGGTGGATCAGCTCTTACAAATCAAGGCGTAACTTTGTCAAGCACAACTGCTTACACAGATTTTGCTGACGTGTCTTGGACTTCAGCTTCTTTTACAGCTAACGGTGCAATGATCTATAATACAACAACTGATGGCGGATCAAGCACAACAGATGCAATTTGCGTAATTGCATTTGGTGGAGACAAAACAGTTTCTTCTGGAACTTTTACAGTTCAATTTCCTGCAGCCGGAGCAACAACAGCTATCCTGAGATTAGCTTAAGGAGGTAATTCCTTATGGCTTCAATTTGGGGTGGTGATAGTCCTTCAGTAGCCTGGAACGTTAACTCGTGGCAATCTAATACAGTAGCAATATCCATAAGTGGTTTATCCTTTAGTGCATCTCTAGGAGATGTTTCAGCTTATCCTGAACAAGGATGGGGCTCAGACTTCTGGGGAGATGAAAACTGGGGTGAATCAGGATTAGATATATCTCTTACAGGTCAAGAAATTACCACAGGTTATAATTCTTCAGTTACCATTACTGCTGAAGTAAATGTTGGATGGGGATCCGATGCTTATGGTTATGAAGACTGGGGTGAGTCGGGTTATACAGTAGAAGTTGATGGTTTAGATATAGGCACTATTTCACTAGGCCAAGATGGTTATGGACAAACGGCTTTTGGATATGATGGTTGGGGTATGTGGACTCTTACTCCAGCAGATGTTGTTGGATTATCAGGACAATCAATCACTGCATCTCAAGGAACTTCCAGTATACAAGTTGATTACGTAGATACACCAAGTGGTTTATCTTTCACTGCATATCAAGGATCTGTTAGTGTAAACAATGGTGCTGATATGATGGTTGGTTTAGCGAGTCAATCTTTTTCAGGTTCAGTAGGAGCAATAACACCAGCCGATGTAGTTGGACTAACAGGAGTTGAATTTACTGCTTATCAAAATGCTGCTGGATGTAGCTTTGTACCACAAGAACTTATTAATATTTCAGGAGTTTCATTTACAGCTTCAGTAGGAGCAATAACACCAGATGCAATGACCGTGAGTTTTAGCGGTGTTTCTTTTAGTGGTTCTGTAGGGTCTATAAGTCCTATCGAAATGTCAGTAGGATTGACGAGTTTATCAATTAGTGGTAATGTAGGCGAATTATACCCGGTATATTTCAAAGATGTTGATATTGAATCTTCTGCAGGTTACGAAGATGTTGACATTGAAGGTTCTACAACGTATACAGATGTAAATATAGCGGCGTAAATTAGGAGAAAAAATTATGGCTTCAACATATACACCATTAGGTGTTGAAAAAATGGCAACTGGCGAAAACGCCGGCACATGGGGAACAAAAACTAATACAAACTTAGAGATTCTAGAACAAATATCTGGTGGCTATGCCGTTCAAACTTTAAATGGAGGAGGAACTGGTGCTAACACAACAACTTTATCTGTGTCCGACGGATCCACAGGTGCAACTCTTTCAACAAGAATTATAATTTTAGGAGCAGAATCTGCTCAAACCATTACAGGAAATAAAATAGTTACAATACCTCTTGATGTAGAAAACTGGTATTTCATTAAAAATAATACAAGCGCAGATTATACAACTCAATTTAAATATGTTAGTGGATCAGGTGGAAGTGTTACTTGGGCAGTTGGTGATGCAGGCTGGAAAGCTATTTATGCAAGCGCTAATGATGGTACTAACCCTGACATTGTTGATATTGGAATGGGTGATGTAACATTAACTGGAACACAAACTTTAACAAACAAAACTTTAACTTCACCAAAAATTGGTACTTCTATTTTAGATACTAATGGAAATGAATTAGCTCTTTTAACAGCTACAGGATCTGCAGTTAATGAAATTACATTAGCAAATGCTGCGACTGGAAATGGTCCAATTATTTCTTCAACAGGTGAAACAAACGTTGATTTAAATTTAAATCCCAAAGGATCAGGAGTTCTTAAGTCAGGAACTGCGGCAGTTAAAATTGCAGGCACAGAAACTATTTTTATTCCAGCACCAGCAATGTATGGTTCAGAAACAAATGGTGCTGATGCACAACAAGTTGAAACAACAGCAACAAGACCTGATCTGAAAGTATTAGATTTTGATGCAAGTACAGCTGAATATGCACAGTTTGCTATTGCAATGCCTAAATCATGGAATTTAGGTACAGTAACATATCAAGTTTTTTGGAGTCCAAGTAATACAAATACAGGAAATGCTATTTTTGGTCTTCAAGGTTTAGCTACTACTGAAGGAGATACGGCCGATGCGGTTTTTGGAACAGCTATAGAAGTTACAGACGCTGGAATCGGAACAGTAGAAGACGTACAAATGACTGCAGTTAGTTCTGCAATGACACTTGCTGGATCCCCAGCTGATGATGATTATTGCTTTTTTCAATTATATAGAGATGCGGCCGATGGTAGTGATACTTTTACTGGTGATGCACGAGTACTAGGGATTAAATTATTTTATACTACTGACGCAGCTAACGACGCATAAGGAGTTTAGATATGAAGAATATAGATAATTTTCTTACTTCAGGCAAAAATTTAAATAAAAAAAACCATCAACGAACAAAATCTTTTGGTTATCAGGTCTTAGGATTTGGTGCTGGAGGAGGAGCAAGTCCTTTTATTGCAGCTACTGGTGGAACGATTACAACATGTGGTAGTGATAAAATTCATACATTTACAGGCCCGGGAACTTTTACGGTTTGTAAAGCGGCAGTTTGTGCAGCGAACAATTTAGTTTCATATCTAGTGGTTGCTGGCGGCGGCGCCGCAGGAAATAACATAGCAGGTGGTGGTGGAGCAGGTGGTTATAGAGAATTAGAAAGTCCCTCAACTCCATATACATCAAGCCCATTAGATGGTTACCCAAGCGCACCAAATCGAATTACAGTAACAGCAACAGGTTATCCAATAACAGTAGGTGCTGGTGGAGCTACTGGATGTGTTCCAGCAGTAACACCTGGTGCAGATTCAGTTTTTTCAACAATAACTTCTGCCGGTGGTGGTAAAGGTGGAATATTTCCTGTCCCAGGTCCAGGTAGCTCAGGTACATCTGGAGGTTCCGGTGGAGGAGGTGGAGGTGCAGGTCAAGCTGGTTTAGCTGGTAACACTCCCCCAGTAACACCATCACAAGGAAATAGTGGTAGTAGTGGATCTCCCAACTATCCTCAATTAGCAGCAGGTGGAGGCGGAGGTGCTGGCGGTGGCGGTGGAGCTTCTGCTAACTGTAGAGGTGGCCCAGGTGGCGTTGGTGCAGGAACAGCAATTAATCCAGCAGCAGGTACACCAGGTCCTGATGGAGCTTTAAAATATTATGCAGGAGGAGGTGGTGGAGGTATCTATGGTTACCCAGGTAATCCTAATCCAGCCTATGCCCCAGGTGGATATGGTGGAGGAGGTGCAGGTGCGGGAAATGGTAATACATATCCAGACCCCCAGGCTTCAAGAAAAGGTACAGTTAATACAGGTGGAGGAGGAGGTCAATATTCTCCATGTTCACCTTGTACTGGTGGAACAGGTGGATCAGGTGTGGTAATAATAAGGTATAAAGTACAATAAAATTATGGCACATTTTGCAAAAATTTCAGAGAAAAACGAAGTATTAGCAGTGCTTACTGTAGACAATAAAGATCTTCTAAATAACGATGGAGTTGAAACTGAATCTGTTGGACAAGCATATTTAGAAAAACATAATAACTGGCCTTCAAATTTATGGATTCAAACCTCTTACAATACAGCTGGTGGAAAACATATTTCAGGTGATAACTCTAAAGCATTCAGAGGCAACTATGCAGGTATAGGTTATATTTGGGATGAAGATAATGATATTTTCATCGGTCCAAAACCTCATGCAAGTTGGGTTTTAAATGTGTCAGAAGCAAGATGGCAGTCTCCAATAGGTGATGCGCCTGCATTGACAGCAGAACAACAGTCTCAGAATGACGCGTTCACACATGTGTGGGTATATAATTGGAACGAATCAGGGCAGTCTTGGGACATAGAAAATCTTAAAGCATAATTGATTAAGATCAATTCTTTTCAACATATTGACATTTTTAGTAAATTAAATTAAATACCTTATAGGTATGCAGAAGAAAGTATTAACAGAACAGTCAATTTATTTTGGAGATGTTTCAATGCCTAAACATTGGGAGATAGATCCAAATGAACTAGCTCATTATATTTTACAATCTAATTTAACTGATGAAAAATTACAATTTTCAAGAACTTATGATAAGTTAAATACTTATATAAAAGAGTTTATTAATCTTAAACACGGTATCTCTTTACTTAACAAAGAAATGTGGGGAAATATCTATAAACCTGCGGAAACAACAATTCCTTTATCAAACGTAGATCCAGTAGATCTACGTAACTCTCCGGACTTTACATTATTATATGGTGTAAAAGTAAAAGAATGTATGGTCAGAATACATTATGAAGACAACAGACGTAAAGGAAGAAGTTGGGATATAGAACTTACAAATAATAAATTTATTATGTTTCCATCAACTAATATGTATTACATAACCAATAATCAAAAGGATAGTTTAAATTTTGTACAAACTATAACTTATGAATATATCTAATCATTATTGGGCTTTTAGTGGTGTACTTACACCAAAATTTTGTGATGATGTAATAGCTTATGCAAACCAACAAAAAGAAAGTATTGCAAGAACGGGTGGATTTGACAAAAAAGAATTATCAAAAGAAGATATTAAAAATATACAAAAAAAAAGAAAATCAGATTTAGTATGGCTTAATGATACTTGGATATACAAAGAATTACATCCATATGTTCACGAAGCTAATAAAAATGCTGGTTGGAATTTTGATTGGGATTGGTCTGAATCGTGTCAGTTTACAAAATATAAATTAAATCAATATTATGATTGGCATTGTGACAGTTGGCCTAAACCTTATGAAGACAAGGGTCCTAATGAAAACGGAAAAATTCGAAAACTATCTATGACTTGTCAGTTAACAGATGGTTCGGAATATAAAGGGGGTGAATTAGAATTTGATTTTAGAAACTATGACCCACATATGCGAGATGAATCAAAACATAGAATACAATGTAAAGAGATATTACCAAAAGGATCTATTATTGTATTTCCTTCTTTTGTCTGGCATAGAGTTAAGCCTGTAACATCAGGCACAAGATATAGTCTTGTGGTATGGCATTTAGGAAAATCATTTAAATAACATGGATATAAATAATTACTTCAACACAACTATTTGGTCAGAGCAAAAACCAGAGTTTATAAAATCTTTGACTAAAGCATCTGATAAATATATTAAAGCTGCTAAAAATACTCCAGAAGCTAAAACACATATAAAAAAGTTTGGTGACTTTGGAAGAGCATATCACTCAAACCAAATAACAGCTGACAATGATTTTAGAGATTTTAGAGATTATATTGGTCAAAAGTCTTGGGAATATTTAGATCATCAAGGCTATGATATGTCACAATACACAACTATGTTTAGTGAGATGTGGGTACAAGAGTTTGCTAAAAAAGGTGGCGGTCATCATAGTGCGCATATACATTGGAACCAACACGTATCAGGTTTTTACTTTTTGAAAGCAAATGAAAAAACATCAATGCCAATATTTCATGAGCCTAGAACTGGTGCAAGAACTACAAAACTAAAAATGAAAACTAATCTAAAAGAAATTCTTAATGGTAATGAACTAATTCACTTTAGACCTCAACCTGGAACATTAATTATATTTCCAGGTTATTTACAACATGAATTTTCAGTAGATTATGGACTTGAGCCTTTTAGATTTATACATTGGAACATACAAGCTGTGCCAAAGGAAATGGCTAAAGATGTTTAAAAAAAATAAATACGCAATTGTTCGTCAAGCAATATCTAAAGATCTAGCATCATTTATTGCTAATTATTTTTCTATGCAAAAACAAGTCTATGATACTTGTAAAGTTGCTCGATACTTTTCACCATTTGAACAAATACTTGGATATTATGAAGATCCTGTAGATGGACAAATACCAAACACATATTCTCATTATGCGAATATTGCGATGGAAACTTTAATGTTAAAAATCCACCCTGTTATGGAAAAGACAACAGGATTAAAAATTATACCCGCATATACCTATGCCCGAATATATAAAAAAGGGGATGTTCTTAAAAGACACAAAGACCGATTTAGTTGTGAGATTTCAACCACTATGAATCTAGGGGGTGATGATTGGCCTTTATATTTAGAACCCGACTCTTCAAAAGGAGGGGAAAAAGAAGGTGTTGGATATGTATCTGAGAACACTAAAGGCGTTCGAGTAGATTTAAAACCAGGAGATATGATGGTTTATAAAGGTATGGAGCTAGAACATTGGAGAAATAAATTCAAAGGCAAAGAATGTACACAAGTATTTCTTCACTATAATAATTGCAAGACACCTGGAGCGAAAGATAATATGTTTGATAAGCGCCCTCATTTAGGTCTTCCTTCTTGGTTTAAACGTTAAAGAAAGAAAAGCCCTATATAACCTTCTTGCACTCTATTTAAAAATCACTATATTTCTGCCTAAAAACTAGTATAGTAGTATAATGTTACAGAAACTATTTTTTCAACCTGGTATTAATAAGCAAATCACACCGACCGCAGCTGAAAGTCAGTGGGTTGGTGGAGATAATGTACGGTTTAGATATGGTGTTCCTGAGAAAATTGGCGGCTGGGATCAACTAGGGGCCGATAAACTTACTGGAGCTGTAAGAGCTGTACATCATTTTTTAGATAGTAATGGTGTTAAGTACGCTGCTCTAGGGTCTAACAAAATTTTATACGTATATTCTGGTGGAACATATTATGACATCCACCCTATCAAAACTACTTTTACTGAAACCAGTTGTTTTACTACAAGCTCGTCATCTGCCACTGTGACAATAACTTTTTCTACTGGTCATGGTATGCAACCTGGTGACATTATTAGAACCAGTAGCGTAACGATAAGTGGATCTACATTTACAAATTCTGATTTTGATGATCAAAGATTTGAAGTAATTACAGTTCCAACTCCTACCACGATTACTGTAACAATGGGAGAGACTGAACAATCTGGCCCTATAACAACTTCAGGAAGTGCAACTATTCAATACTATGAACCGGTAGGTCCTTCTCAACAAGTTAGTGGACGAGGTTTTGGAACAGGTTTATTTGGTGGAACAGTTTCTGGTCCGGCGACCACGACTCTTTCTGCTGGAATCAATGCAGCTGTAACCGATATTCCTTTAACTAGTTCTGTTTCTTTTCCAACTTCTGGAGAACTTAGAGTAGATTCAGAAGACATAAGTTTTGCGGCCAATGATACTTCTACAAATATTGTCAGTGGAGGAGCTAGAGAAGTTAATGGTACAACAGCTGCAACGCATAGTTCGGGAGCCACGGTTACTAATATTTCTGGTTACATGGCTTGGGGTCAAGCTTCAAGTGAGGACTTTATTATTGATCCAGGTTTATGGATTTTTGATAACTACGGAACAAAATTAATAGCTTTAATTTATAATGGTAAATGTTTTGAGTGGGATGCAGATGCAGGCAATGCCACTGGAACACGAGCCACGGTTATTTCAGGAGCTCCTACAGCTTCAAGACACATGATTGTATCTACACCGGATAGACACTTAGTGTTCTTCGGAACTGAAACCACGATTGGAGATACAGATACACAAGACGATATGTTTATTAGGTTCTCGGACCAAGAAGACATTAACACGTACGCACCTAAAGCAACCAATACTGCTGGTACACAGAGACTGACTGGCGGATCACGGATCATGGGAGCAAAGCGTGGTCGAGATGCAATTTATATATGGACAGATACAGCCTTATTTTTAATGAGATTTGTAGGTCAGCCTTTTACTTTTACCTTCTCACAGGTAGGAACTAACTGTGGTTTAATTGGTAAGAATGCAAATATTGAGGTTGATGGTAACGCCTATTGGATGTCAGAGAATGGCTTCTTTAGATATACCGGTAAACTTGAATCCTTATTATGTTTAGTTGAAGACTATGTTTATGAAGATATTAATACCAATGCTAGAGATTTAATTAATGCTGGTCTTAATAATCTATTTGGTGAAGTATCTTGGTTCTATGGAACTAGTTCTTCAGACTCTATTAACAGAATAGTGACTTATAATTATCTAGAATCTTCCCCTCAACGTCCAGTATGGACAGTGGGAACTCTTCCTAGAACTGCTTGGTCTGACTCAGCTGTATTTGATAAGCCTCATGCATGTTATTACGGAGCATCTGATGATGCATCTTATGATGTACAAGGAAATACCGATGGTAGCACTATTTATTATGAGCAAGAAACAGGAACCGATCAAGTAGTCTCCGGAGGAACAGTCACTGCTGTTCTAGCTAATATTGAATCAGGAGATTTTGATATTACTCAAGATGCCAAAGAAGGTATAACGTTTAGAGGAGATGGAGAATACTTAATGAAAATAAGAAGATTTATTCCTGACTTTGTTTCTCAAACAGGAAATACTCAAGTGACATTAAACTTAAAAGACTACTCTAATAGTAGTCAAGCAAGTTCTCCTTTAGGACCCTTTACCGTAACAACTTCTACAACTAAAGTAGATACTAGAGCACGAGCAAGATCGGTAGCATTGAAGATAGAGAATACAGGATCCGCACAAAATTGGAAACTAGGAACATTTAGATTAGATGTTCAAGCGGACGGAAGAAGATAATGGCAAAGATAGTACAAACACTTACAAGAGCAAGCGCAGAATATGACGAAGTTGTATTCCAGTCTTTGGTAAGAGACTTAGATGCTGTAATTGAAAAACTTAATTCTACATATCAATCTGATGTGAAAGATGAAGTTAATGCGGAGGCATATTTTTTAAACTAATGGCTGTACAAGGTAATACATTTATAAACGCAAAAAAGGATCTTACAGATACAAGTGCAACTACATTGTATACTTGTCCTTCAGCGACCACAGCTGTTCTTAAATCTATTTTAGTTAGCGATGACTCGGGATCAGGGGATACCATTACTGTAACTTTAACTGCTGGAAGCGATGTTTTTAGCCTATTTAAAGTTAAAGCAGTTGGTGCTAACACTACAGTTGAATTACTTAC